GTCCGTCGGGTGGGCGTGAGCGAGCTGCTCGCGGCACGCGCCTTTTGGTTTTGTTCGTCCAGGAGCCGTTGGTGGATCTTGGCGTCACGCGTCGGATAGAAGTGTTCCCGGTAGGCCCGGTTGTAGGCCTTGTCGAGGGTGTACCGCTTATCGGAACGCATGATCGCGGCGATGTGCGGCCGCAGTTCGTCAAACGCTTCATTCTTGGCGACATCATCGAAGTCGGACTGCGCCCGAGTTTCGATGCTGCCCATGAAGGCTTGATATTCCTGCTGCTGCTGATAGTCGCGGAAGGGCTTCAGCTCTTTACTCAGATCCCCTTTGACCTGGCCCAAGACCCACTGTTTCCATTGCTGCAGTTGCTCGGCGCTGTAGGTATGGGCAATTTGCCCATTGTCGAGCGTGACGGCAATGTCGGGCTGGGGTTCCTGGGCCTGCGCCTGACCGGGCGGTGACGCCGGACGGTTGGCGCCGTTCTGACCGTTCTGACCGGGCTGACCGATGGGGACCAGTTGCATCCCCATGTCCCGCGCCACGTCATGCATGAACTGCATGGGGTTGTGCGAGATGTTCTTCAGCGTCGGAATGATGGTCGAGAACTCTTCGGGAGTGAACTGCGTTTTGAGCTTGAGCCAGTCGCCGTGTTCCTGTTCGAACGCCGCGCGCGTTTCCTGGGCGACCTTTTCACGGGTGCGCTCCAGGATCTTCTTGTGGCGATCGGGAGGAATGGGACCAACAACGGGCGTGGACAGGTCAGCATCCGGGTCAGGGGCCGCCGCTATCGGGGGCGTCCGAGGGTCGACTGAGCCGGGGGTGGCAGCGGGCGAAGCTGCCGGGGTCGTGGCCTTGGCGTCTGAGGTGTGGGCCGGTGGCGGCGTCGGGGTGTCCGACGACGTGAGGGCCGCCATGCCAGACGACAGAGACTGGACGATCTCGCCGTGGGTCGAGGGGGAGGCGGGCGTGGACGAACCAGTCGAAACAGACTCTTCCACGCCACTCCCTTGTCGGCGGTATCGCGCGCCGACGCGCGAAGACAGGGGGTGTGACCTACCCTGTCACGCGGGAGTGTGCGTCAATTTATTGACGGTGTCAAGGTTTTGACAGTGGTTACTCTTCAGATGGCGGCAGAAACGCCTTGACGGCGTCTTCCTTACGGCAATGGGTACAGCGGGCATTGCCGGCCCGGTCCATCTGAATAATGATGGCCTCGGGCGTGTTCTTGGCGCCACAGCGCGGGCAGACCAAGCGTTCGAGTAGGTGCCGTTCCCAAGGTTTCATTCACGTCTGAGCGAAACGCAGCCTGCATTGACAGATGTACACGACCTGGTCGTTGGTGACCGACTCCAAGATGGCGGTGTCGTGGCCGATGCGGCCGCCGTAACAGAGCCGGCAGAAGAGGCTGCGTGAGAGCCGGTACCGGCGCAGCACGCCCATGTAGGCGCGGATGATGTCGGCGTGGTCCCGGCTGATGAGCACCGTGGGCATCGCCGTCGGCTGACCGTTCGCGTCAAAGAGCATCCCGCTGGTTTGTTCGTGAACTGGACTGAACGTCTGCGTCTGGTCGGTGGTCCCGGTCGGTGCGCGATACACACGCGTCCCGCACCGGCACTCGATGTGGACGCCTTTGCTGTTGACGCGCGTTTTGCAGCCGGATGGCCGGTTGGCCTGCCAACAAATGTCGCAGCCGAGCGTCTCGATGAGCCCGTACGAGAGCAGCACGGCCTCGTGCGCCTGGATGATGCGCGCCGAGTGCGCGTTGAAGGGCGGCGGCGGCAGGACGGGGTTCCGCCTCGCGACCTCGGCCGCTTCCTTGGCCGCGAGCGCCTCCAAGTCGACCTCTGGGCCGGTGGTCGACTCCTGCTGGTTTTTCATCCGCAGGCCGCGCTTGTTCAGCTCGGCAAAGTACTGCTTCTTGGTCATGTCACGCGCCGGCATCGGCGTGACATCGATGTTGGTCAGTTCGCCATTAGGGAGCTTGTCGAGATCCCAGATCCGGTCACCATGGACAGCCGGCGCGACCGGCGGCTTCGGGTCGTCACTCATTTCTTCCTCAACATCTGGATCTGGCGTTGCCGCACGAGTTCGTCCGGGTCGACGGACTTCGGCAAATTGATGTCCTGATGAATCCGGCTCGCGGCCGCATCAACGTCGTAGGCGCTGATGGGACGTGACCGCATCCCCTCTGATGGATACGCGAAATCATCCAGTCCTACCCCGTGTGACAGTTCGTGATAGAGCGTTTCTGCGAGTTCGGAGACGGACAAGGGTTTTCCGGTTTTCGGGTCTTGCTCGCGAAGAAACAGTTTCCGCACCCCTGGCAGATACACGCCAAGGTCGTTGTCGTTCGCACCTTTAGAAAGCGTCTGGATGTCTCGCACGTTGTTCACGGCGCGTGGACGCGAATCTTGCACCGTCGTCCAGGCGGCCTGCGCTTCTGGCGAGAGGGAAGCCAGATTGAGCGGCGGATCGCCAGGGTTTCGCACAGGCGGCAACCCCCCGCGATCGTTATAGCGTTCAGGGGCTTCCACAAACCCACTCAGCGGTGAGGGTTCAAGGCGTGGCCCTGTATCGCGACTACTCCCCAAGATGAGCTTGAGGAGTAGGTGGGCGTTCTGCCGCTGGACCTCTGGATCATCGGAGTTGGTCATCCGCTGGCGGGCGCGAATGGCCTCGGGATTGATGCTCCGAGGCGGAGTGCGGTCAGGCATTGCTCACTCCACGAGCGCATCAAGAAGTTCGAGTTTGACGTCCTCGGTGGCGGTCACGATGAACGCCTGGCCGCTGCGGAGCAGGATACGGTAGGACGAGACTGGATCGCCCAGGCCATGGAAGGCATCGATGGCGGACAACCGGATCCAGACGGGCCGGGTGCCGTCCATCGCGGTGAGGAAGCGCGGGCGCGGTTCGGCCGCCTCGGGTTCGGTGACCTGCACGTCGTCGTCATAGCTCGTGGTTTTCTTCGACATCATCAGACTCCTTCGGGTGAACAGGGGTTAGCGGTGGCCGCCTGGGCCAGCCGAGTCGAGGGCATGCTGGTTGAGAGGTGCTTCGAGTTGGGCCGCGCCTGGGTGTTCGGTTCCGGGCGGCACCATTGATGGAATAGGCGGCACGCGCGGCTGCGGCGGTGTCGTCGCGGCGTTCGCGAGCAGTTCCGGGTGGCCGAGTTGAAGCGCGAGCGTCTGCTGGAGCGCCGTCGGGTCAATTTGGAAGCCGCTTTGCTGGAGCAGCGACACGACCATGGGGTTCGTGAGGTCTTCCGCCTTGAAACTGAGCGAAATGCGCGGTTTTTCGGGTGGCGGCTGCGGCGGTTGCTGCAGATGCCGTGTCGGATCCTCGCCAAAGGCCGCGTAGACGTCTTTCAGGCCTTCCATCCGGTTGTTGAACGGGTCATTGGCCGTCAGTTGGTACCGGTCGAGCGCCATTTTGCGCTCCACCTGCTGATCGAGCCGTTTGGCGCTGTCGGGTTTGACGCCGTAGACGAATTTCCCCGGTACCGTGAGCCGGTTCCACGCCTGCATCTGTTTGGCGCCGTTCTGGCCGGCCAGTTCCACGTAGCTCGTGTCGTCTTCGTAGAGTTGGATGAGGCCGCCGAGCGCCGAGACGATGGACACGAACCAGCGGAGCACCTTGTCGCGCTCCTTGTCGAGACGAACGTCCGTCGCCTGGTTCATGTAGGTGAGTTCGGTGGCGGTTTTGCTCCCTTGCTCGGTGATGCCGGACTGGTTTTGCCCAAGCGCCCAGGCGCGATCGATGTCGCGCATGCTGATGTCGCTCGCGACGGACGTATCGCGCGGGAGCGTCGGCAGCGCAATCATCTCGATAATTTCGTGTGGCGCACCATCAGTCAGGATGATGGACTGGACTTCGCCCTGCTCGAGCTTAGCGATGGTCTGCGGGTCGATGCGGCCCCGGTCGACGCCGCGCATCGGGAGCGCGCGCCGTTTCTGCTGCATCTGGATGGTCCGAGTCTGGCTCAGTTCATCCACCGCCGGCCGGGACATCTGGCAGTCGCTCTTCGGGAAATGGCTGTCGGGGGTGTACCGGAGCGTGAGTACCTTGATGGGGAAGCCTTCGACGCCAATGAGCGCGCCGGTCGCCGGGTCGATGCGCTGATACGGCGAGTCCTCATGGACGCGCGGGGCGTCCTCGTCTTCTACAAGTACTAGATGCCGCACGAGCCGTCTGTCACTGACGGCCGGGTCGATGCGGTAGGCCCAGTACCAAATTTCCGTGACGGCCTTGCCGGGACGGCCGACGTGATGCTGCGTGGTGTCGATGAGCAAGTCTTCGTCGTAGCGGCTGCCCTGGTCGGTGGAAGGCGGCTGGACGTCGGAGAGGCTTTTCAGTTCCTCGTCGCCCACGAACGAGCGAAACCCGAGCCAGTCGGCCTGCTGGTAGTTGCTGCGGATGAACCCGGACGGAATGAGGAGTTTCGCCGGACTGCCGCGCTCGATGTAGTAGCAACTGTGGCTGACGACTGGCGGCTGGCCTGGCATGGCCGGCGGCGTGACGCTCGCGGTGTAGCCGACTTTCACCCAGGCGATGCCGGCGGGGCAGATGACGTCAGACAGACATTCATCGACGGCCGAGAGCACGTCGGTGTCGTCTGGGCCGAGCTTCTGGTTGAGCACGGCATTGAAGATGGGCACGGCGGCGGCCGACTCGGGGTTGCGCGCCGTGAGTACGACCTCCGGCACCTTATAGAAGAGCTGCGCCTTCTTCTGCTCCGTCTTTTCGTAGTCGATATTGACCTGCGTCGTCTCTTTGAGTTCGAACCCGTACGCGTGATGGTACCCGCCCGTGTAGCGTTTGAGGTTTTCGCGCCAGTTGCCGAGTTCTTTTCTCACTTCATCGCGCGCGGCTGATATTTCCCCGCGCCAAAAGGTGAGCGAGCCGACGCCCTCGGCCGGGAGCGGCAGGATGGCCGTCTGCGGAGACGGTTCGGGGGGCAGCTCGGGTGCCGCCGGCGCCATCCCCATCATCGCGGGGTCATCGAGCATGAGCGGCGTCATGGCTGTGGCCCTTTGCCCATGGCCCACTGTTGCCGCTCGTGCCGCGTCCATTCCGCTTCACGGACAGCCTGTTCATCGTTCATAGACAGCAGCGGCACCCGCTCGTGGTTGAGCTTCGGCGCGAGCGCCTCGTGAACCTCGATGACGCCGGTTGGGATATCGACGCGGACCCAGAGGAGTTGGCCATGGCCGAGCGCGTGGACGCTTTCAATGGCGCGGCCGCCGCTTTCGAGCGCCTTGGCGAACGGATGATCGGACGGCAGATCGAGCGTCATGGCTACTTCTTGGACTTGCCGGCCTTGGACAAGGCGATCGCTACGGCCTGGCGAGTTGGACGGCCTGCGGCGACTTCGCGTTTGATGTTTTGGGAGACGACTTTCTGGCTGGACCCTTTGGCGAGCGGCATCGGGACTCCTTCGGCTGGACGGAATGGTCCGTCAGGCCGAAAGTATACGCCTGTTCACGCGGAAGCTCGCGCGGCCTGCCGGAGTTGCTCGATGTCGTAGGCCACCGAACCCTTTTCCGGTGGTTTAAAGGCGGCGGCCCGGTGCGGCCCAGGCCTCGAATTCGCCCCGTACCTCCACGCGTCGGCGCAGTTATGGACCAGGATACCGTTGGCGACGAACTCAGGGCGCTGATTCACTGTGAGGTTGTAGACCGGTACGGGCTGCGCATGTTGCGCGACGTCGATGGCCTGCACACGCCGGGGAACAAGAGACCGTGGGGAAATAGCGATTACACCGGAAGACGCGGTGACAATAGGAGAGGTCTGGTCGCATAAAAGGTCGTCTCCGACGCGTAAGAAACTCAGCCATGTAAATCCGTTCGCCTGCGCCACCGGATGTCTGGACGTGCCAGTGAGCCGCCGTCCGTCCGTCGTGGTGAGCGTCCATGTTTCCTGCGTGATGCCGGTTTGCCCAGCCCAGATGACAGATTGCCAACTATCGCGCGTCCAGACTTCCGCGCCGGATCGCACTTCATCGATCCGTTGTTCTCCGTTGCGCGTCGTGATCATCGTGTCGCCGACGAGACAGTGGTCCTCGCCATCGGAATTGACGTCGTCGGCATCGTGCGGCGACTGTTCCTGAATAGGAATCGTCCGCAGAAAGTAGCGGCACGACGGGTCGATCGTGAGCCAGGGGCGGCCATCGGGCGCGGTCCGCAGCAAATCGTGGCAATTCTGCCAGCCGTTCTTGCCGCGTTGATTATCGGCCTTCCGCATCGGCAACCCGACCTTGCGAAACGTCTCGACAATCGCCTTGCCGTGGTCCTGGCCGGTTTTGTTCCACATGGACGGATCGGCCGCGACGTATCGGAGCCTTCCCGTGTCGGTGAGGAGGCCTCGTGTCACGGCCAGCATCTTTTCGGCCACGTCCACCGGGTCTTCGCGGCTGCCTTTGAGTTCCCGCGCAATGTGCAAATGGCCATCAGGAAGGACGGCCCACCAAAGCACGCAGTACGGTTGGTTGAACCCCCAGTCCATTGAGGCGAACCACTCGGTGCCGCGCGGTACCGCCACCTCTTTCACGTGCCAGGGACGGCCATTGACGAAGGACTTGAAGGCGCCGAAGAATGCGCCTTCGAACACGCTCCAATCGCCTTCGAGGAGCTGACTACGCCTCGGTTCCGGCATCTGGTCGAGGTTGTCGCGGTACGTCAAGTCGATGTACGGGTTGTCGTCGACCTTGGCCTGCACGAACGTGTGCCACTCAGGCCGGTACTTCGGATACTTTTCGTGGTCGACTTGCTTCGTGATAAAGAAGTCGCGCACCCAGAGCGCGCCACGCGGCCCCGGGTTACTTGCGGCCCAGATCTTCGGGCCGCCCAAGTGCTTGACGACCTCCTGGTTGCTCGTGCGCGCGCGAGAGAACAACTCGATCATGTCGCTCTCGTCGTAGGTGACCAGTTCGTCGGGCACGATGATGTCGTATTCGCGCGACAGGTACCCTTCCTTCGCGACCTTGTCGTCCATGTGGCCGCCGACAATGGTGGCTTTCGTTTGCGGGAAGTACATGCGCCGTTCGCCCCGGTTGTACTTCGCGCCAAAGAGGGCCGCATCGCGCTCCATGTTGAGCAAATGCGTTTCCTCAAGGTCTTTGTAGTTGGCGCGGATGATGATGGCGTGCAAGTCCTTCACCGTCAGGCACACGCGGTACAAACCCCAGCGCAAGACATGCGACTTCGCGCCTCCGGCCGCGCCCCCGTAGAGCGTGCGGACAAACGCGCGCTGCGCCTGGAAGAATTCCACTTGTCGCGGCGTCGGCAGGAACACCTGGCGCATGACGCCGCCGGTACTGATGGCAATGCCCCACGCGTACTGGCGTTTCACGCACGCCGGCGTCGGGCATTCCCACTGGCCCGACGGAATTTGCTGAAAATGTGACCCGCACCAGCAGCATTTCGCGTGCGGATGCGTCGGCACGACGGCTTTCAGCTCGATCTGCTTCGGTACCTGCGGAGTCGGGAGCGGGGGCAACGGCGGGCGGGGCGGGACCGCCCCCTTTTTGCGCCGGCCTGAGCCCTTGCCGCCCATGTAGCGCATAGTGTACGCGGAACTGTCAAGACATTGACAGTGACGTGGCACGGCCAGGTTTGCTACGGTGACGCGATGAGCAGCGCCAACCTGACCCTCTATCGCGTGCT